GTCTCGTTGGATCGTCCACCCTGTTGTAGTAGTAGGTTGATGCGATGACACGGATCAGATACCGTGGCCTCCACAGCCCTGAGGTTGTGGTGACATGGGTCCCGCCCTATGGGTCGGGGACTGCTGACATTCAGCAGCATCCGTGGTATGAAGATTATTCTGAAGATGAGCTCGGTAGTGATACCGATCATCCACTTCAGATAACTCATCGCAAATGGACCAGTAAGCCATCCTCTCAAAAGGCGATATGGGAGATAAACTCCCAGCCCGTCTCCGAGGGGGTGATTCCGGGCTCGTTGAATCCGTTAGCCCTGCGCAATGCAGTGGTTAACGGGGTATCAACAGCTCGAATCTTATCTGCGTCCGGTCCTGCAACAGCTAAGGTTAATACCATCACTAATCTCTTAGAGATTAGGGATATACCTCAGATGTTGAAGCATGCGGGTGACCTTCTTCATAAGCTGGTCACTCGGCCCTCTGGACTGAGTCCGATTAGGGAGGCTGCTTCAGCCACCCTAGCCTATCAGTTCGGTTGGGCTCCGCTTGCTCAGGACCTCTCTCGAATGTTAGATTTCGCAGACCTCGTTGCCGCAAGGCAGCGAGAGCTAGAAACGCTATATTCGGGAAAAGGCCTCAGGAAAAAGATACCATTGGGTAAGTACCCTAGTTCAGCGTCTGGAAATCAGCCGCTGTACACTGCTGGTGCTCTCTACATAGCTCCTGATTGGAACTATAGAGCGGAGCACAAGCTTTGGGCAACTGTCCACTGGCATCTTCGCAACCTAGATTCTGTTGGGAATAAGCCCACCTGGCGTGATGCCTGGCGGTCGGTTTACGGATTCTCCGGAAACCAAATTCCCGTTCAGATATGGAAAGCTCTCCCGTGGTCATGGGCTATCGACTGGTTCGCTGGTATTTCGGACCTTTTGATAGCTTTACAGAACATGGTTCTGTTCAAACCCTCCAGGATTAACCTGATGTGTGAAACATCCGGTGTCCTGACCTGGGTTCCATATACGACCACACCCCCGGGATCGTTTGGGGGCTCTGTATACGAACATATCTATCGTTACAGAGAGCAGCGTTCCATTGGGTCGCTTGCTACTACAAACCTGCGTATCCCTTATTTGGATACGTTCAAGCTGTCAGTCCTCGGTAGTCTCTTAGTCCTTCGACTTTGAACATCGAAGGATTGGGCAAACAACTGAGGATAGTACTATGGCATTTGGTTCCACCTTGACCATTACGGTCAACGCGGTTGCGAAAGTTCTCAACCGCGTTAACCAGGATAACTATGGCTCCGAGTATTCTCTACTCGGTGCCACAGACTCCTGGAACCTGAAGATTCGTCACACCACCGACTCGGTGGATGCGGATGGGAAGGTCATGCTCAGGCACAACGTGTACCTCGAGCATATCACCTATCCCACGTCGACCACTCCTTTGTACAAGGAGACGGTCACGTGGACGATGCGCGCTGGAAAGATGGATGGCACGACCGCACTGGTCCATGCCGCCGTCGGAGTA